AGGCTTGTCGAAATCACAGTCGAGGTGTACGAAGTTTTTGCCTATGCCTATGCGTGGCACTCCGTATTCAATAGCTGCGTATATAAGCCTAAACCTGTCTTTTGAGTTATCTACAGCAATGTCTGCTGCCAAGCCTTTACAATGACTGCTGTGTTTGCTTGAGTGTTTTAAAGTTTCATTGTATTGTTGTGTCCTGTAGCCACTGGTTATGACCATAGGTTTCCCATAGAGGTCTCGGATATCGTCAAGCAATTCCAGGAACTCTTCATCCATCATTTGACCGCTACCCTGTACATCAGGGCTGTCAAACTCTTCGTAGCTAAAGTATCTTAACATAGACCGCAATGAATACAGATATCACACATTATTTATTTTTTTTTTTTATCTCCCACCACTTCTGAATAGTATATCCAATCGAAACAACAAGCAGTAATATCTTTAAGCCATCTTCTACGATATTAAAAGTGCTTACGGTCATTGCCGATATATTAAGTATGTATACTCTTAAAGTAGTTAAGTCCATAATTAAAAGTTTCTACCTAAAAAGGTGTGTACACCGTTTCCTTCAACGGTTATTTCGTAAGACTTCCATCCATAAGGACTTTTGTCGAAATCATTCCACAGCACATCTATGCTGTATTTATCAGATGCAACACCTTCGGTTTCTATATTACCCTCAATGTCGTATGTAGGCTCCTCAATCCACAAATAACCTAAATGTACAATAGTATGCCCACCATCTAAATAGCTTTCTTCTGTTAGTTCATCAGTTGTATGTGGTAATGCAGCTATTTTAGTTTCTGCTTGTTCCTTGGAGTTAAATTCGTATTTTTTAAACAGTTCCATTAGCTTGTTAGTGTTATAAGTTCTGCGTCTGTTAGTGCTTCATTGAAAACTACAGCTTGGTGTACTTTGTTCGGTTGTTGTAACTGTATCGTATTTAGTGTGTTTGAGAACGAAAAGCTAGTTGATGTTGTATCTATTTTTGCTCCGTTTATGAATGAAGCTACAAGTCCCGACTTATACCTGATAGCTACTTTGTTTCGACCTGAAGGGATAATTGTTCTTGGTTGAAAGAATGTACTACTACCGTCATTTACAACTAAAATAAGTCTGTTTAATGTTGAGCCATCTCCCTGAATTGTAACCCTGTCATTATTACCATCACTTTGAATTTTAAAGTAGCCGCTGTAACTTGTACCTATTTGACCATAGTTTTCAAAATCTAAAAATATTACACCCTCTGTTTGCCCTATTATGCCTGACGCAACACTTGATTTTTCGCAAGTATCTGCTGTCCTTGTAACTTGGCTTCCTGCTGTTGGGATGTAGCTTGTTGGGTAATTTACACTACCAAAACTTCCGTTGTCCTCTAATTGCGCACCCCAAGCAAATATGTTTTTCCCAGTTTCTGTAAATTCTATTCTTGGTGCTAAATTGCTCCCCGCACCTTTAGTAGATATTAAAATTAAGCGATACCAACCATTAGCAAAATTTTGTACACTTGCGCTTGTGTTAGTCCAACTTCCTTGATTAGCTGCTGTTATGGTTTCTGTTGAAAATGTAAAAGTTGCATTACACACTCCTGTTATGTTGTCGCTTATTCCTATTTTTATATTTGTTGCATCAATGTTTTTAATAAAAACACTAAACACCATTGTTGAGTTGTTGCTAAAAGAAAACGTCCTAACTACTCTACTGTTTGATGCGCTACTTGTTATTTTATCAGCAGTATTAGAACCATTAGGGGAAGTGCTTTGATTTGTTGTAACGCTTGCCCCACTACCTAAACCCCATTGATTAAATTCTTCGCTATAATCTACTATATTTCTTCTTGTAGGCTCTAAAAGCAAATGTGGGTCTTGTGGACTAGAAGGGTCATAGTCAAGCCTTGCTTGGTCTGCTGCTACGCTTTCTATAAGTCCGTCTTTGTTTACTCTTGTAGCATCTGCATCTACTGACACAGTAAAATCTCCTGCGGTAGTATTAGGTACAACTGAATACAATTCTGCATCAGCAGCCTTGTAACCGCTTGGTATTTGTACTAATGTAGCCTTTTGATATATGTCAGCTAGTGCCATTATTCATCTGTTTCCTGCTCTTTACTCTCGTTAAATATCTTTACGATTTCCTGTACCTGTGCTAAGTGAGCAATAGGCAATGAGTTAAGAATTGCGTTTATACGTTGTATTTGTTCGTCAGTTATTTGCATTGTTTTATGTTTTACTATACTGGAAGTTCTTCGTAGTCTGCTTGATAATCCAAAGGCAAATGAGCCTCCATATCATATATTTGTTCACTTGATAATTCGTCTTTGTAGAAGTCGTTAGCAAGTACCCACTTAAAGTGATGCTTGATTGCCTCTACATTTTCCCCATCGCCTATCTGCTCAAGCTGCATTGGTATTTGACTTGTGATAACTTCTTTGTGGCTACCAGGTGTGTTCTCTGATGTTATTATGTTTATATACATCTTTTATGCTTTTAATAATTCGACTTCTGCTTTTAATTCTTTTATAGCTTGTACAAGTACAGGTATTAGTCTACCGTAAGTAGCTTCAAGCTTGTCAGGATTTTCATCGTACACTAAGTTCAAGTAATCATCATCTACCGATTGTAGTTCTTGAGCAATAAAACCTATGTCTTTCTTGCCCTTATTTGCACTAAAAAACTCATTGCCATCGCTATCTGTTTCAGCCCTGTTATCCCAAACAAATTGCTTTGGCTGTAAGCTATCAATAAAATCTAATCCATAAGGTAAATCTTCAATATCTGTTTTATCTCTTTGGTCTGACAAAGCAGTAATGCTAGTAACTTGACATCTTAATGTACCAATAGAGGAGTTACCTAAAGTAACCTGATTATTTCCTGTTGATGCTGCTGCATAACCAAAGCTGTTTTGGTTTGAAGCTGCGCCTGTACTTGCTTTAGCTTGATACCCAACCATTACATTGAAGTTTCCTGTTGTTATGTTTGTGTTTAAAGCACCTGCTTCGTAACCTAAAAATGTATTATAAACACCCGTTGTTAAATCTCCACCTGCACCTGAACCCACAGCAACATTTCTACCATCTCCTGATGTATTGTTAAAGTTTACTCCTGCGCTATAACCAATAAAAACATTATCAGGGCTTGTTGTGATGTTTCTTCCGGCTTCAAAACCTAAAGCAGTGTTATTGCTACCGCTTGTCAAATATTGAGCGGCTTGGTGACCTAATAGAGAATTATAATTACCTGTTGCGCTTTGACCCGTTTGTACGCCTATAGCTACGTTTGATGAACCTATAGCGGCAAAAGCCATAGAATTTGACCCTACAATAACGTTAGTGCCGCCATTGCTGCTTGCAGACCCAGCAGCTCTACCAATAAAAGTATTACTTACACCTGTATTAGACTTACCAGCTTGATAACCAATACAAGTTCTTTGACCACCTGTAGTATTTGAATAACCAGCTTGATAACCCAAATTAGTATTGCTCAAACCTGAGGTTTGTGAGAAACCTGCTTGGTAGCCTATTGATATATGACCTGTTGAAGTATTGCTTCTACCAGCTTCAAATCCTACTAGTGTTACATTAGCTCCACTTTGAAACGCCCCAGCTTGATATCCAACACCAGTATTATTGTTGGTTGAAGCACCTCTTAAAGTTTGAAAACCTAAAGCAACGTTATAACTACCGTTTCCTAACCAAGCTGATTTTGAACCTACGTATGTATTAAATACAGCAGTACTAGCGCTGTAGCCACTCCATTTACCTACATATACGTTATCCATGTCTCCGCTAGCTTGAGCAATTCTACCAGCTAAAGTACCTACAAAAACATTAGCGCCACCGCTAGTTAAAGAACCTCCTGCACCATCTCCTATAGATGTGTTATTAGTTCCTGTTGTTATTGCGTCTCCACAATCAATACCTAAAATTGTATTACCTTGTGGATTTCCGCTTAAACCAGCTGGTACTGTTCCTACATATAAACTATTTGTATCAACTAAGCAATCTGTAAGACCATTTAAGCTTGATGCACCACCACCGCCTAAATTGCTAGGTGCTATCCTTACGTTATCAGTACCGTCGAAACCTACTAAGAAGTCTACGTTTGCACTATCTGTTTTGAGCGTGAACTCACTAAATTTTTTATTTGCCATTTTTTTATTCTTCTATAATTATATTATCTCCGTTTTCAGCTATTAGAAAATCTCCGTTTTCTGCTGTAACCCTGTTAAGGGTTTGTGCAATACTTTGGTAAATACTTCCCCAAGTGCTACTTACAAATCCCCAGTATGTTGTTTCGTATATCTTTCCGTAAGCCATTATTTGTCAAATATTCCCCAGAAGGGTGTTTTTGGTTTTATTTTTTCTTTTTCTGGCTCTTGCATTAGTTTAGCTAAATACATGTCCAATAGTTTTTCGTCTTTTATCTTTCTCTTTGTTTTCATAATACTATACCTACAAAATCAGCATCATCGTCAGGACTGATGTCTCTGTTCCCTGTGTTTGTGTAATACTCTGGGAACATCGTTGATGCATTGTCTTTTAAATAATCTATCAACCTGTTTGAAAAGTACTGTGCTGTTTGCCTTTCCTTCTCTACTAAAAAATCAACCTCTTCCTTTGTGGCTGTTGTTCCGTTTTCTGATGTATGTCTGAACACTCCCTTTGCACCGATAGTGATAGCAAGAAACGGAAGTGCTTCCACCATTGCCCAATGGCAAAGAGCAGGCTTTATGTAATCCTGAACGAGTGTCAAATAGTTGCCAGAAAGACTTGATCCGTTAATCTTTGTCTCAAGTGCTTCGGTAAGGTCAGTACCTAAAAAGCGTTGTATGTGTATCTCTTGGGCAATGAATAAATACTGCAAAAATCTGTCGTTGTCTATGTTGCCATTTGCAGCAGTAAACCTCTTGACATCCATTGGTCTGATAAATAGTGCTTGTGCCATATTATGAAGGGTATGCGCCTTTTGTTGGCGTGTTTATAGGTGCGACTTTAGACTGCTTTGAGCCTCTCGGATTTGGTTTGTATGAAGCAGGTATCTCTTTTGCTTTTTTGTAGTCTGTGATGTCCTCTGACACTTCCTTTCCTACCTTTAGCTTGTAGAGTACTTCTCTCCATACATGGCGGCAGTAAATTCCGCCTTTGTGCTTAAACAAATCAAATTTCTGATTGTTGTGCATAGGCAGCTCTGCTGCTTTAAAATTTAGGTCTCTAGATGCTCTGTCAATATCTTCCAAGCGATACACTACCCCTGCACGTGATGCTGCCATCATATCGCTGCAAAATTTTCTTGATGTGTTTCCTGCTTTTTTAGCCTTGCGTGAGCCAACTGCGTACTTGTAGCGAACTTTGTATTTGGACTTGTCAAGGTAACTGAAACCGCTTGGTTGTGATGCCACTTGATACAGCTTTTGCTCGCCTTTCTTATCGCTGTCAGCCCACTGCTCAAACACCTCGTTTTCCTCGCTGTAATCACGTTCTTCTACAACCTCCCAGTCATCATTTACAATCTCTCCTTTTAAGCCCTCGAAGAGTATATCGCCATGCTCGTCAGTAAATGCTTCGTCTTTAGAGCAGCAGGTCATCTCCTCGCTCATTTTAATGCCTGTTTCCTCTTCTCTTCCCTCTTTTGATATAATCTGCCCTTTGTCTTGAAATTCGATTGGCTCAAGGGTTTTAAAATACGTATTTAGCGATATGTCATTTACTGAAAGTATGCTGTCTATGGCATCTGTCAGAAGATGCTGATATGGCTTTATGACTACATTTTCAAATAATTGAAAGGAGTGCTTAATCTCGTCAGCATTTGAGCCTAGCGAGTTATTGCCATCACGTATGCCTAAAAGCAGGGGAGACGTGATCCTATGCCCTATCATGAGTTTTCTAGCGCACTCGTCAGACAAGTACTGATAGTGTGCAGGCGCATCGTTTAGCGGAATGTCATCAATTGTCGTTTTGGCTTCAGGTGTGCTGTTAAAAGATATTAGCACCTTTTCGCCTTTGCTGCCTGTTAGCTTTTGCATAACATCACTCTTAACTTCAAGCTGCTTCTCTCTGTCAGGAACACCGTTGTTGAAGTTGATTATTTTTGTGCCTGAAAAACCGCATTGCACGTCGTTTATTAGGTAGTCGCTGATTTCTGACTCAAGGGTAGCATAACCAATTGCACCGACATAATCAGGAGGGCTAACGTAGTGATAGCCGGTAACATAACGCCTTACTATAAGTATTTCATTTTGTGTCTTTGGTTTTCCATCGTTTACAAAGACAGGCATGCGTGTCAGCTTATCCCTTTTTCTATGCTTTGACCAGTCGTGAGAGTAGTAATATGCTTCAACGTCTCCCTTTTCATTTGCCTTTTCAGGGCGTAGTGTTTGTCTTGGAAAGTGTTTAGCCTCAACAACCTTGTTGCCTTTGTAGAAAATTTGGAAAGCACCCTCGCCCAAGAGCTTCAAATCCTGCACAACCCTACGAAGTTCGTCAGGTCTAAATATCTTTTGCATCTGCGCATACTCATCAGGCATGCGACTGCTGTTGGTAGCGTCAAGCCCTTTTCCATATACCATGTTCACAACACCATTGACAATGGAGTGATGTGTAGGGCTTTCGATGTATGTGTTGATCAGATACTCATAGTAGTTATTGTCATCGCCATACCCCACATAGTCATTTGTGCGGCTTTCTACAGCCTTTGGCATTTCATATTGTCCTAACTGAATGAGGTGTGTGTTATTCATAGTAAGCAAATTCGTTGTCTGCGTCAGCAGCGTAGTCGTTTTTCATGTTATAAACCCCATTGTTGATCGTATAGTTCTCAACAGTTTGGGCAGTACAGAATAAAGTTTCCTTGTGAAACACTATATTGTCAGAGGCTAAAGCTATAAGCATCTCGTAAGTTCTGCCCTCTATAGGCGCAGAAGTAAAGTTTGCTGTGAGTTCATTGTAATAGGAGTTTTTAGAAACAACAGAAGTACCCTCAATTACCAATAGATTTTTGTTTTTTGCAGTATCTCTAAAGAGCAGAATTAAGGGATTTGTTGTGAAGTCGTGCATCACAAACTTTATCGTCTGGCTTCCTGTTGTCGGTGTTATTACTATCATATAAACAAGAAAAGGGCGATTGTTAGACCGCCCTCCTCCAAATTAAAAAAACAATGAAAAAAACTATTTTTATTCGTTACTTGATGCAGGTGTGATTGAAGTAGTCGCTAGACCAGCTACAAAACTTGCGTTTGTAATACCTCCCTCTACATGAATTACACCGATCTTTTCTTGACCGCTAAATTCTAATGTGTAGCCTGAGAGGTCTCCCATTGCATCTCCTGACACTATTGTTCCTGTTGTTAAAGTCATTCCATTCTCTAAACCAAGCATCAATAGATGTCCGTTTCTATCTTCAACAAAAATCTTCGGTCTGCTATGTGCTAAAAGTTTTATCTCTTTTAGGGTTGCATGATCCATTGTCTGCAATGTAATTGCAAGACTTTGTTCTGTGAAAATAGTTCCATTCTCGTCTGATCCCGTTATCGTGGTTGTGAACGAGTTTGCACCTTTCAAAGCAAACTTGAATATACTTGCGTTCCCCGTAGCCATGCCAGTATTTTCAATTTCGCCTGTTGTGCTGTCGAAGGTTACAGAGGCAGCCGTAAACTCCGCAGGGTCTCCAAAATATACATTTTGAAGTCCTCCTACGTTAGCCTTGCAGCCGATGCCTCTCCCTGTTGTTAGACTACAAGCCATTTATGATGCAGGTGTAAAGTGTTTAGCATCTGCAACAGTTCCTACTTGAGTTCCTGCTGTGAAACGTGCGACGATACGAAGATTTTGGTCTCCTAAAGTCTCGCTTGTGTCAATCAATTTAACCTCGTTGAGGTCATCATTAAGAATACCAGTTCCAAAGAACAAATTAGAAGTCTGTGCTGCGATTGCTCTGTTTGCTGACATACCAGGCGAACGTAGTACTGGAATGCCTTCAAACGTTAAGCCTTGACCCATTGTGTAGAACTGCGACCCTTTGTTGTCGAAACCATTTGCACCTACGCCTGCGGCTGCAAAGCCTCCTAACGCTCTTACATAACTCTGGAATACGTTGTTTGGCAACCAAAGTTTCAAATCTTCTTTTCCGTAAACTGTGGAAGGGATATTGTCTACAACTTTGCCTAGGAATGTGATAA